CTTAGCTGGTAACGGCGGATGGGGCATGGGAGGCGGTTTTGGCGGAGGATTTGCAAATATGCAGCTCGGCTACGATTTCCCTTGGCTCATGAACGGACAGCAAGGAATCAACAACAATGTTTCTGATGGATTCAGAGATGCACAACTCCATGATAGCATTACATCTGTGCGTGATGGAGTATCAAATCTTGCAACTCAGCTTTGCAGTTGTTGCGGAGATATTTCTCAGCAGCTTTGCTCAGGTTTTGCAGGGGTTACCGCTAGTGTGACAGGAGCTCAGAATGCTATTGCTCAGCAGCTTTATACTAATCAGATCGCAGATCTTAATAGAAGCTTTGATGCTCAGACTGCTACAACCGGAGCAATTTCTAACCTTGCGGCTCAGCAAGCTAGCTGCTGCTGCGAGAATAGATTGGCTACTTGCCAGACACAGAATATTATCCAGAATGAAGGCAATCAGACAAGATTTGCTGATGCAAACAATACCAGGGATATTATTCAGAGCCAGACTTCTGGCACTCAGGCTATTCTTGATAAACTTTGTCAGCTTGAACTCGATGGAGTTAAAGCACAAGTTGAAGCTAAGAATGACAGAATTGCTGAACTTACTACACAGCTTAACATGGCTAATCTCAGAGAATCACAGACTGCCCAAAATGCATTTATTTCTCAGGGCTTCGCTAATGAAGTAGATCAACTCTATAATCGTCTTTCTAGCTGCCCAGTTCCTTCAACGCCGGTATACGGTAGAACACCAATATTTACATGCCCTCAGAACCAGAATACGGGTTGCGGCTGTGGATGCGGTCAGTTCTAATGGGAGGTGTTGACTATGGCAGAGTTTACTTATAATCCAGTTCAAACAGTTCAGCCAAATCAGCCAGTGGTACTAAATACTACCATCGGTTGTCCTAAAGGCTATGTTTATCACAGACCTGAAAGTGGAATTGTAACTCTCCGGGGTATCACCAACAATTGCTTTGCACGTTATCAGGTTACTTTCAATGGAAATATTGCCATTCCTGATGGTGGAACTGCAGGACCCATCGCAGTTGCATTAGCGATAGATGGAGAACCTATTCTTACATCTAGAGCTATTGTAACTCCTGCGGCAACTGCTACAGATCCACCAACTACGGATAACTTCTTTAATGTAACAAGTACGGCAATAATTACAGTACCTAGAGGATGTTGCTGGAATGTATCAGTGGAAAATGTAACAGAACCTGCTACACCTGCTGATCCTGCTAGTCCTATTTTGGTACAAAATGCAAAATTGGTTGTGCAAAGAATTGCGTGAGAAAGGAGGTTAATACCATGCATGCTATTTATGAATTAAAAGAAAAGCTCTGTGATGAACTTGAAGAATATGGCGAAAAGAAGCTTGATGCTGGATCTCTTGATGTAATCGATAAGCTTGCTCACACCATCAAAAATCTCGATAAGATCATCGAAAAATATGAAGAGGATGAGTATAGTGAAAGATATGCAATGGAAGGTGGATCCTACCAAAGAGGTGGAAATCGTGGCGGTCAGGGTAATCGAGGTGGTTATTCTAGAGAAATGGCTTACGATGATGGTATGATGGACGGATCTTATGCACGTGGTCGTGGCAGAAATGTAAAACGTGATTCTATGGGCAGATATTCCAGAGCAGATGGGAATGAGATGATGGTTCAGGAGCTTAGAGATCTGATGCAAGATGCACCAGATGAAAGAACTAAGATGGAATTCAAGAAATTCATTCAGAAAATGGAACAGATGTAAGGCGGTGGTTGGCTTGATTACGGAAAAAGATCTAAGAGAAGCTATTGCAGAATGTGAGGGAGCTAGAAATCCCAATTCTACGACTTGTATGAAACTTGCTGCATATTATACGATTCTCAATCAGATGACTAATCAGGCAAAACAGGAAATGATTCCAACTTATTCATTTGCTTCAGAACCGGCATATGAAGATCTTCCCTATAGTGATAGTGATTTTTCTCAAGAAGTTATGAATAAAGGAATAGTGAAAGTTTTTCCTATTTTAGATGAGCTTATGGATGCTCTCATGGTAATCAATCCAAAACTTTATCAAAGTACAATGACCAAATTATCTGATCTATAATAAGAAAGGAGCTGTTATTTAGCAGCTCCTTTTTCATATTCAGAATATAAGATTTTACATTGTGGATCTTCAATAATTTCTGATAGTTTACAGCGTAAAATAATACAAAGTCTTAATAATTTATCTAATCTTACATGTGCTAAATCTTTACGGCCCTGTTCATAATATTGAAGACTTCTCAAATTCATTCTTGCTCGATCGGCTAATTCAGCTTGCGTCATATTTCTTTCTATTCTAACCTTTTGTAATCCGGTCATATCATATACCTCTTTCTAGGTACATTATACCCTGAAAACTGTATAAAGTACACAGGAAATTTCGGGATTATTTTTGGTGATTTTGGTAGTTTTTGGGGGTTTACTTTATACCCCGAAAAGTGTATTATAATATCAACAACAAACAAAACAAACACCTCACAGCTACAACACCGTAACAGTTAAAGCCTGTTAGATGCTGGATAGAGGAACTAAATAATAAGGAGATAAAATAATGGATAAAACTTACAGAGATTACTTACAGAGACAACTTGATGAGGCACAAGAAGAATTTGAGGCAGCAAAAGCTGAGGCTATAAAAGCTATCCAAGGCATGAATTTCCACAATGCAGTTGATTTTGGTGCAGCTTATTTCACGCATATTGATCATATCACTCAGGCAGGTACCAAGGTTCAGGCAACTGGTGAGGCACTTCGGGCTTATGATTATATGATGGCAAAGGAGGATAAATAATATGACAAATACAATGAATGCAATACTTGAAAGAATATTATCAGAAGAAATTGCAAAGCAGGAAATGCAGAGCAAAGAAGATATAACAAATGGATTTTCTTCAAGAGATAACATTATAAAAGAAATTAAAGATTTTATGAAAGAAAATGATATTAAGTTTAGACAAGATTTTTATCTCGATACAATTAGAGAAATTAGATTGAATTATTAAAAAGTCGAAACACCTCTCCGGAGGTGTCGTAGCAAGATAGCAACTTGTTACCCGATGATGACAAGCTAACATACAAAGCCAATAATAAGGAGGATAAAATTATGGCAAAAGAAATGACAAGAGAAGAGAAATTGTGGACAATGACAGGAACAACTCTTTTGGGAGTAGCTGAGAATTTAGGCCTTAATGTTAATAAAAACACTCTTAAACAGGGTAAAGAGAAGTTAATAGCGAAAATACTTGAGGCTGAAAAAAAGCTCGAAAATGGAGCAAATAATGAGCAAATGGAGGCACCTACAGAACAGGAGGCAATCGTGGAGCCTGCTACGCAGGAAGAACAGCCTGCCGAAAATAATAATGAGACTGAGATTGCAACAAATAAGCCCAAAAGAAAAGGCCGTACAAGAGATCGTAAGCCAACTACTGAAAATAAGTCTGAAGAAAAAATATTAAATCGTACCAACCTTAAGCTCAAGGAGCTTACTTATAAAGGTAAAACTCAGAGCATTAGAGCATGGGCAGAGGAACTTCAGATGCCATGGGCCACACTTTATGATCGTGTAAATAGAAACGGGTGGTCTGTTGAAGATGCAATTGAAATCCCTTTAGGACAGCGAAGAAAGTAAAAAGTCAAGATAAAGTCAAGATAAAGTCAACTTAGTTTATTTTATCTTGACTTGGCTCTAAGTCAGTGTTTGTCTATATTACGGCTCCCAAAAGTCAAGAAGTCAAGATAAATTTCAATTTTTATATAAATTAAAAAATAAAAAATTGAAAAATAATAAAAAATAATTAATATATATTAATATAGGGCCATTTATCTTGACTTCTTGACTTGAGTGCTCAAAAAAGCCAGTATTTATCTATATTTAAAGCAAGTCAAGATCCCTTTTTTCAAGTTGACTTAACTTGACTTATCTTGACTTTTTGAAAAGGAGATAAAAATGAGAGAAAAATTAAAAGCTGCAATTTATGGTTTTGCTATAGGCGATGCCTTAGGAGTTCCATTTGAATTTAGAACAAGAGATACTTTTAGATGTATAGATATGATTGGAAATGGAACACATGGTCAACCCATTGGAACCTGGTCCGATGACACATCGATGGTACTGGCCACTATGGATAGTCTTGCTAAAAACAATGGAAAATTAAATCCTAACGATCTTATGAACAATTTTATAATATGGAAAGAGCTTGGAGAATTTACTCCATGGGGAAATTGCTTTGATATTGGAATGGCTACAAATGAAGCTATCTGAAGATCAAAGCATAGCAATAACTATCAAGAATGGGGAGGAACATCAGAACATTCTAATGGAAATGGATCTCTTATGAGAATTCTGCCTTTTGCGTTTTTGCCTTATGTTGAGCCCGTCATTGATATTGCAAGTATGATAACTCATAATACATCAAGATGTAAGTTTGCTTGTGAAATGTATATTAAAGTTTGTCAAACGTTAATCAATACAGGAACAGTTGATCTTGATAATCCTTATTTTATTACAATTAGCAATATACCGAGAGAAAGAATCAGAAGTACTGGATATGTTTTAGACAGTCTTATTGCTGCTTTGTGGTGCTTTTTAACAACAGATAGTTATAAAGAAGCAGTTCTTGAAGCGGTAAATCTTGGATATGATACTGATACTATAGCTGCCCTTACAGGCGGACTTGCGGGGCTTAAATATGGCTTTGATGCTATCCCAAAGAGTTGGATTGATGCCCTTGTAGCTAAAGATATACTCGATATGCAGATAGAAAAATTTGGAAAAATAATTAGTGCATAAAAAATAGTTAATGTAATAACTACATTTTTAGTTATTATTACTAATTTACAAAATATTTTTATTATCATACAATAATAAAGTCAGGTTGATAAACTTGATAAACTTTCTTACAAAACGTGGTTTGCTAAGTAGCTCAAAGGTAGAGCGATACTGTCCATCTCAGTATATGTTGGAGGTTCGAATCCTTCCTTAGCAACTGGAGTAGAAGAGAACAAATGAACGCGAACTCAGTGAGGCTTTTATACTATAGAAACTTCAGGCTAACTCGCAAAATATGTGGTATGCGGGAACCTACATCCCGCTCCCCCTCTCATTGGGCTATCGCCAAGTGGCAAGGCACAGCACTTTGACTGCTGCATACGTGGGTTCGAATCCCACTAGCCCAGTTCCTCAGTATTATTTTTTATGGCGACATAAACGCTGAAAAAACTTTATTGTTTATATTGCAAATTTTTGCTTAATTAGTCGTCAGATTAAGCAACGTAACTAAAAATAAATGGATGCATAGCTACTTCAAATGTCTTGTGGTTAAGACATGCAAACAAACAATATAAAAGCCTAAGTTTCCTGTTGAACTAAACCGCGACAGTGGGTTTATAAGGCTGAATTAAAGAAGGAGGTAAGATATGAATGCAAATATTTTAAAATCAAAAATGGTTTTAAAAGGTATTGAAAACTATGTCCAAGCCATTGCAGATCTTTTAGGAATCAGTAGAACTACTGCTTCTAAAAAATTAAATGGAGAAACTGCTTTTAGTGATAATGAAATGAAACTTATTAAAGCAGAGTATGATCTTAATTCAGAAGATATAGTTCGGATTTTCTTGGAGGATCCGCATGAAATTATATAAGCATCAAATTGAATCTCTTGAAAGATTAAAAGATAAAAATCGAATAGCTTTATATTGGGATATGGGATTAGGCAAAACATTTGGAGGATCGGAAAAGTTAGTTCAATTAGGGGAGAAATTAAATCTTGTTATTTGCCAAAAATCAAAAATTGATGACTGGGCTGATCATTTTGATCAAAATTATCAAAGCATGTATATTTATGATTTGACTAAAAAATCAGAAATCTCATTGTTTTTGAGTGATCCGGAATTTTATCCTAAAATTGGTATTATCAATTATGATTTAGTTTGGCGAAGAAAAGATCTTCTTAATCTAAAAGATTTTACTCTTTTATTAGATGAATCTTCTTTAATTCAAAATGAAACTTCCAAACGATCTAAATTTATTTTAAAAATGCAGCCGAAGAATGTCATTCTTCTTTCAGGAACACCTGTTGGCGGTAAGTATGAAAATCTTTGGAGCCAAATGAGTTTACTTGGCTGGTCTATTCCAAAGAAAATGTTCTATGACCATTATGTTGATTATCACTGGGACGATTCACAAGGATTTCCTATGATGATAATAGATGGTTACAAAAATGAAGAACGGTTAAAAAGAAAAATGAGACAATATGGCTGTGACTTCATAAAGACAGATGAAGTTTTTGATCTTCCTAAGCAGATTGATCAAACTTTAAAAGTTCCTATTACTAAAGAATATAAACAGTTTAAGAAAAATCATATTGTGACTTGGGAAGAAAAAACAGAAGATAATGAAATTATAACCACCGAATTAGTCGGTGATACTATTCTTACTCAAATACTTTACGAAAGACAATTGTGCGGCCAATATAATCAAGACAAATTGAATGCTTTTAATGATTTAGTTCAGAGCACAAATGATCGATTGATTGTGTTTTATAATTTCAATGCTGAATATGAATTATTGAAAAAAATTGCAGTTTATAATAATCGATTGATTTCGATCGTTAATGGACAAGAAAAAAATTTGGAAGCCTATGAGCATTGCTGCAGTAGTATTACTTTTATTCAGTACCAAGCCGGAGCCATGGGTTTAAACCTTCAAAAAGCAAATAAGATTATTTATTTTACACCACCATTTAGTTCTGAATTATTTGAGCAATCGAAGAAAAGAATTCATAGAATTGGACAAGATAAACCTTGCTTTTATTATTATCTTACTTGCAAAAATTCTATCGAAGAAAAAATTTATACAACACTTGCTATGAGACGAGATTATACAGAAGCCCTTTTCATAACTGGGGGTGATAAAAATTAAACATGGATTAAGAAATCATAGACTATATAGGATATGGTTACAAATGAAAACACGGTGTTATAATAAAAATTTTTTACGGTACGTAGATTATGGTCGGCGTGGAATAAGTATTTGTGACGAGTGGAAAAATAATTTTAAAGCATTTTATGACTGGGCCATATCAAATGGTTATTCTAATGAGTTAACCATAGATCGTATAGACAACGATGGAAATTATGAACCAAATAATTGTAGATGGGCAACAGTTTCAGAACAAAATAGAAATTCAAGACATAACAATTGTCTAACATATAATGGAGAAACACATTGTCTTAAAGAATGGAGTGAAATAACAGGCTTAAATTACGGATGTTTAAAAAATAGAATGAAATACGGTTGGAATGTCGAAGATATTTTAACAAAGCCAAAAGGTTATAATCAAGGAATATGTAAAACTAATAATGTGCATAATTGTATTCCAGTAATTTGTATTGAAACAAATAAAAAATATAATAGTTCAAAAGATGCAGAAAGAGATACCGGTATTGCGGCATCAACAATTCGCAAATGTTGTAAAGGTATTGTAAAACATGCTGGAAAATTTCACTGGAAATATATTTGAAGAAGGAAAATAATGAACTTTAACTCCATAACACTTGAAGAATGTGAACAACTTTATTTTTTTAAAGGATTTAATACAATAATTGAAAACGGGGAGGTTATCGGATTTGAGAAAAGCATTGAAGATGAACATAACACTGGTTTTATTTCTAAGTTTGTTTACTGTATTAAACCTAAATACAAATGCACAATGCACTGATTTAGAAAAGATTAGATGCACATGTTATATTGAACATGGAGTTACTAAAAGTGGTCAGGAAACAAGAGATGGAATAATCGCAGGAAAAGAAGCAGATCTTGGAAAAATTGCTGCAATTTATAGATATAATCCAGATGGTTCAGTTGGTGAATTTATAGGTTACTATGAATTTTTAGACACTGGCTTAGGCATTGATACAAACGACGATGGACAAGGTGATTCTATTAAAAAAAGGTTTATCAGTTGACATTTGGAAAGATAATATCATAGAAGCAAAAGACTGGATTGCAGAATACGGTGATTATGTCTATATTAAAATAATAGATGCAGAGGGATAACATGGGACCAGAGAAAACATTTGAAAACAGAGTTAAAGCTTTTATTAAAGCTCAAGATTGTTGGTTTGTAAAATTTTTTGCCAATAAAATGACAAAAGAAGGTATTCCAGATGTACTGAGCTGTATAAATGGTTATTTTGTAGCTATTGAGATTAAAGCTCAAAACGGAAAACCATCAGATCTTCAGATTTATCATTGTGAAAAAATCAGAGAAGCCGGAGGATTTGCTTTTATTTTATATCCATCAGGTTTTAATGATTTTAAGAAATTTGTAAAAGATCTTAGACGTGATACTTTTACAAGAGATATGCCATTGATTTTAAAATAAAAGGAGGGAAGATAATGGCTGATAAAATGATCGATGAATTTCGAGATACTTTATTGAAAACTGAAAGAGAAGGAATGACTGATTTGCTTGATTATATGGCAGATTGTGGATTTTTAGATGCTCCTTGTTCAGGAAGTTTTCACCTTGCAAAAGAAGGGGGACTATTAGAGCATAGTTTGAATGTATTACATGTGGCTGAAAAAATCAGCGTTGCTCTTATCGGTTCAAAAAATCTTACCAAAGAAATGAAAAATTCTATTGCAATATGTGCATTGCTTCATGACCTTGGTAAAATGGGACAGTTTGAAAAACCAAATTATATTCCAAATATTCTTAAATCAGGAGAACAATCGACAAATAAACCTTATACTACAAATTCTGATCTTCTTCCAGTTGATCATGAGATCAGATCAATTGCAATTGCTTCTATGTTTATAGATCTTACAGAGGAAGAACAATTTGCAATTCTCTATCATAATGGAATGTATGGAAATCTTAAGTATGCTTTATCCGGGAATGAAACCCCTTTGTATTTAATCATACATACGGCCGACATGTGGGCTTCACGAATTATTGAGAGGTAACATTTTTGAGAAAACCTATTGATTTAACGGGAAGAAAATTTGGAAAATTAAAAGTATTATATCAGCAAGGTACTGATAAACGAGGCGAAGCATTATGGAAATGTCAATGTGATTGTGGAAATTTGCACCTTGTAAAGGGATCTTTGTTGAGAATGGGTGTAAGCAAAAGCTGTGGATGTGATAAAGCCCGCTTATGTAAAGAAGCGAATCTTATTCATGGTAAATCAAATATACGATTGTATCATATTTGGTTGCATATGAAACGTCGATGTTATGACATTAAAGCACATAATTATAAATATTATGGAGCTCGCGGAATTACTGTCTGTGATGAATGGAAAAACGACTTTATGGCATTTTATGATTGGGCAATAGTAAATGGTTATTCTGATGATTTAAGTATTGATAGAATTAACGTTAATGGAAATTATGAACCGTCAAATTGTAGATGGATTACAATGACGGAACAGCAATCCAATAGACGTAATTCAATAAAAACTAATTTTTAAGGAGGAATGAGATGGACAAAAGGTTAGAATTATTAAAGCTCATTGTTAATTCTGATGATAAAGGCATAGAAGTTATTTGGGATCATTTTTATGGAAAAAAGAATATGCCTTTTTCAGAAAAAGATTTTATGAAATCTGCTGCAAGTGCTTTTGTTGATATGGTTAGTGAACATACAGAAATAGTATTATTTTCAAATGAATTGGCCGAGTTTGCAGGTAAAATAGCAAAAAATTTATTTAAGGAGGAAAAATAATGGCAATACCGGTTTTAATTTTAGGTGAATCAGGCACCGGAAAAAGTGCAAGTCTTAGAAATTTTGATGCTTCAGAAATCAAGGTAATCAATGTGGAAGGAAAACCACTTCCTTTCAAAAATAAGTTTGAGGTTTTTTCATCAGATAATTATGTAAAGATCCTCAAAGAAATGCAGGCAACTGATAAACCTGTAATTGTTATCGATGATGCTCAGTATCTTATGGCTAATGAGTTCATGAGAAGAGCTACTGAAAGAGGTTTTGATAAGTTTACAGAAATTGCTCAGAACTTCTGGAACCTTGTCAATAAGGTTAAGGAACTTCCAAAAAATCAGATTGTATATTTCCTGGCACATATTGAGAGAGATGTTAATGGAAATGAGAAGATCAAAACAATCGGAAAGCTCCTTGATGAGAAGATCACAGTCGAAGGAATGTTCACTATTGTTCTTAAGACAAATGTTAATGATGGAGAATATACCTTCCTTACTCAGAATTCCGGTCATGATACCGTAAAATCACCAATCGGCATGTTTAAGACCTTTGCTATTGAAAATGATCTTAAGTATGTAGATGATAAGATCAGAAATTATTATGAAATTGGTAATTATAAATCTGATGCTGAAATGGAAAAAGCTGATGATGCAGTTGCAGCTGAAGCTCCAAAATCCGAAGAAAAGAAATCGAGACGGGGTAGACATGACAAAGAAAAAGAATCAGAGCCTATCGAGGCGGCTCAAGAGGTTGCAGAAGAAACACCAATTAACAAATCAGGAGAAAACCCAGGTCCTGCTAATTCAAACGAACCTGCTGAAGAGACAACTACACGCCGCAGAAGAGGTCGCAGAGCAGAAGAGGAAAAAGCTATAGCGGACAATATTACAGAAAATGAATCAGTAGAACTTCCATTTGATGAAACTCCGGAGCCAGCCATCCCTCAGAGAAAAAGAAGAGAAGAGCCAGCTGAGGATAGTTCACCGGTCGGCGAAAGTACAGTAGACAGTGAACCCGCCGAAAATACACCAGTTAGAAGAAGAGTTAGAAGAAGAGTTTAATTTTAAGGAGGATAAATAATTATGGATTTTTCAAAATTTGATGAACAGGTAAATTTAGATCAGCTTAAGGCAGATGCGGCTGAAATCGAAAAGAATGGCGGAACGGGTGATTATCCTGAAATTGAAGAGGGGATTTATCATGGTAAGATTGAAAAATTGGAGGTCGGTCTCACAAAAGATAAGCGTCCGATGCTTAAAGTTCAGTTCAGAATTACTGAGGATCCTCATAAAAACAGCTGCTTATTTATGAACAGAGTACTTTATGGAACTAAGAACGATGCTAACATGATCGCATCAGCAATTGGTTGGCTTAAGACTTTGGAGCCTTCTGAAGATATAGTAGTTGCATTTGACAGCTATTCTCAGTTTGCAGATCTTGTCTTAGATATTGCTGAGGACATTGCAGAATTAGAATATGATGTTGAGTATGATCCAAATGCATTCAACAGTATTTCTATTCAAGATGTATTTGAGTAATTAAGCTCCATTTGCTCATATTTGTCTCATTTTTAAGTTTTTATTTATCCCTTAATAATTTATAAACTAAAGACTTAAAAAGGGCAAATATGAGCTTTTATAATTAAAATTTAAGTGAGGGAAATTACTGTGAGAGGTAATTTTATTACCAATAGATCTGGAGAATTAAATCCAAATTATAAACATGGATTAAAAAATACAAGAATTTATCGCATTTATCATAATATGTTAAGCCGCTGTTATAATTCTCATATGGCTGCTTATTCAAGATATGGAGCTAGAGGTATTACAGTTTGCGATGAATGGAAAAATAATTTTAAATCATTTTATGATTGGTCAATATCTCATGGCTATCAAGATAATTTAACTATTGATCGAATCGATAATGATGGAAATTATGAACCAAATAATTGTAGATGGGCTACCCGTAAAACCCAATCTAATAATACTTCTCATTGTAAATATATTATTATCGACGGTGAATCGAAAACTGTCAGAGAATGGTGTGAGATAACAGGAGTGAATTATAGTACTGCACAAGATCGAATGAGACGTTGTGGATGGGATCCTATTAAAGCAGTTACTACGCCTCCTAATCCCAAATTTAGAAAGAAGGTGATGCCATGTTAAACTTCTATGATTTTGAAGTTTTTCGATAGCGATATAATTGGCATGTAAGGATCATAAATCCAGTAGAAAAAACCTCAATCGGAATATGGGATGACCCCGAGGCTTTGACCAAATATTTTGAAAGCCATAAGAATGATATTTGGATCGGATATAATAACAGAAGATATGATCAATATATTGCTAAAGGTATAATGCTCGGCTTTAACCCGAAAGAAATCAATGATTGGATTATCAAAAGAGATCTACCCGGCTGGCAATATTCCAGTGCATTTAATAAAATTACTATGATCAATTTTGATACAATGCTTAAGACTGATACAGGACTTAAACCTCTTGAAGCATTTATGGGAAATGATATTAGAGAAACTGAAGTTCCTTTTGATATAGATAGGCCTTTGACCGATAAAGAAAAAGCTCAAACTGAATTTTATTGTAACAATGATGTTGAGCAAACTATAGAAGTATGGCTTAATCGTAAAGCTGAATTTGATGCAGCTATGGACCTTGTAAAAATCTTTAATCTTCCTCTTACATATATGGGAAAAACAGGAGCCCAAAGAGTTGCTAAAATTTTAGGTGGAAATAGTCAAGGAAAAATTGAGGATCAATTTCAATTTCAGATTGTTCCGACTCTCAAATTATCAAAATATCAAGTGCTCAAAAACTGGTATAGAAATCCTGAAAATCAAGATTATGAAAAATCTCAAATCGTAATTATTTGCGGTATTCCTCACACACTTGCATGGGGCGGACTCCATGGTGCAGTTGGAGAAATCAGATATAGAAAAGAAAAGCCTTATATTAAGACTATTCCTTATTATGGTGAAGGAATTTTTATAATGTCTGATGTAACTGCTTATTATCCATCTTTGCAGCTCAGATACAAACTGGGTTATAGAAGTATGTCTCATCCTGAAAATTTTGAGAAAATACACGGTGAAAATCTTAGATTTAAAAGACTAGGAGATAAAAAAGCAAGGCTTCCCTATAAGATTGCAGATAATGCTATTTCAGGACAGCTTAAAGATGTAAATTCATCATTATTTGATCCGAGGGAAAATAATGCAGTGTGTGTTAATGGTCAACTTCTTCTAGTTGATCTTCTGGAAAAACTTGAGCCCCATATTGAAGCTCTTATCCAATCTAATACAGATGGTATTTTATTTAAGATTTCTTCCTGGGATGATTTTGACAAAATAGATGATATTGTATGGGAGTGGGAAAAGCGAACCGGTATGAGAATGGAATTTAGTATTTATACTAAAGTATTCCAGAAAGATGTTAATAATTATCTTCTTATCGGAGCCGATGGAAAAACTAAAACCAAGGGATCTTATACTAAATCTCTTAGTGCAATCGATAATGATTTACCCATAATCAATAAAGCTCTTGTTGATTATATGACCAAAAATATTCCGCTTGAAAAAACAATAAGGGATTGTAAAGATCTTATTATGTTCCAAAAGGTAGTTAAACTGACAGGAAAATATTGGAGAGCCTGGCACAATCAAAAATACATGACAGAAAAGTGTTATAGAGTTTTTGCAAGCACTGATAAGCACGATACTTACATTGGTAAATGTAAATCAGAGGGAGCAACTATTGAAAAATTTGCAAATACTCCTGAACATTGTTTTATTGATAATACTAATATTCATGATGTATCAATTCCAAATAATTTGGATAAAGATTGGTATATCAATTTAGCAAAAACAAGACTTGAACAATACGGAGTGAGTTTAGTATGATGGAGTTATTTCGAGGATTTGTTCCAACTAAAAATAAAAAGTGTTTAATGCCATTTAAAAATGTCGATGCTTCCAAATTAAAAACTTTAGAAGAAGCAGAAGAATACGAGGAATATGCAGGAATTTTAAATCACTCAACAATCTTAATAGATATTGATGATTATGAACAATCAGAAATTCTTATGAATATAGTCGAAAAAAGACAGCTCGCATGCCGCGTTTATGAGACTTCCAGAGGAAAACATTTTTTATTTAAAAATCTAGACAGTGCGGGTGATAATATCCAGAAGACTTGCAAGACAAAAACTACTCTTGCGATAGGTCTTAAGTCAGATATTAAAGTTGGCTGTAAAAATTCTTATTCTATTCTTAAATTTAAGGGTGAAAATCGAAAAATCATTTATGATATTTTTGATGATGAAAATTATGAAGCTATTCCCAAGTGGCTTTTGCCGGTTAAATATAATGTTAATTTCTTGACCATGGAAGCAGGCGATGGCAGAAATCAGGCCTTATTTAATTATATTCTTACTCTCCAGTCAAATGGTTTTACTGTTGAAGAAGTTAAAGAAACCATAAATATAATTAATGATTATATTTTACCGGATCCTCTTGATCAAGCTGAAATAGAAACTATTTTAAGAGATGATGCTTTTAGAAAAGAAATATTTTTTGCTAAAAGTAAATTTCTTTTTGATAAATTTGCTATGTTTATCAAAAATAATAGCAATATCATCAAATTAAATGGCCAACTCCACATTTACCGGGATGGAATTTATGTAAATGATCTCAAATCAATCGAAGCCGAAATGATTAAAAGAATTCCGGGACTTAAAAAGACAGATCGAACAGAAACGATGGCTTACCTAGATCTTTTAATAGAGCAAGATTCAAAGCCAAGTGGTGAAGAATATATTGCATTCAGGAATGGTATTTATAATATTATGACTGACGAATTTATTGGATTTTCTCCAGAATATATCTTGACAAATAAAATCGATTACGACTATATTCCAGATGCTTACTCGGAAATTACAGATAAAGTTTTAGATGATCTTTCATGCCATGATGATTCTATACGAGACTTGCTTGAAGAAGTAGTTGGCTATACATTTTATCGTAGAAATGAGCTTAGAAAAGCATTTATTCTAATAGGCGATAAAGCAAATGGTAAATCAACTTATTTGGATATGGTTAAGACTTTACTTGGTGATAGCAATACTTGTGCCTTAGACTTAGGTGAGCTCGGAGATAGGTTTAAAACTGCTGAACTTTTTCATAAGCTCGCAAATATAGGTGATGATATAGGCGATGATTTTATTGCAAATCCTGCCATATTTAAAAAGCTTGTTTCTGGCGATCGTCTTAATGCTGAGCGAAAAGGCAAGGATCCTTTTGATTTTAATAGCTATGCTAAACTTTTATTCTCAGCAAATAATATTCCTCGAATTAAAGATAAATCGGGTGCTGTGATGAGTAGGCTTATCATTATTCCGTTTTATGCCACATTTGATAAAAACAGTCCTAACTTTGATCCCTATATCAAGTACAGACTTAGAACCGATGAAAGCATGCAATATTTGATCCAGGTTGGGCTTGACGGGCTCAAGAGAGTATTACACAATCAAGGATTTACTATTTCAAGTAAGGTTCAGAAAGAACTTGATGAATATGAAATTAGTAATAATCCAATATTGCTATTTCTTAAAGAGGATAATAAAGTCATCAATGAACCAACAAATCAAGTATATAAAAAATATGTTGAATTTTGTATCTCCAATAGTTTTAATCCAATGAGCAATATTGAATTCAGTAAGATTATCAGAAAAAAGCTAGGGCTTAACATAGTCAATAAAACCATAAATGGTAAAAAATATAGAATATTCATTAAAAAGGGGTATGAAAATGATAATTGATAATGAATTTCTTCTGCAAGATCGAATACAAAAAATACAACAAATTATAAATGAATATGGCGAAGAAAATTTTTATATTAGTTTTTCAGGCGGTAAAGACTCAACCGTATTATCGGCACTTATTGACCTTGCAATTCCAGGAAATAACATTCCTAGAGTATATGCAAATACCGGAATAGAACTTAATATGATACGTAATTTTGTTTTTGAAATGCAAAAAGATGATCCTAGAATAAAGATTATAAAACCCGCTGTTCCCATCAAGCCTATGCTTGAAAAAGAGGGCTATCCTTTTAAAAGCAAAATACATGCTAAGTGCGTAAGTTTGTATCAAAACTTTGGATTTGAAAAAAATATGGTGAATGGCTACTTAGGGCAACGCCCGGAATATTGGCATTCTCGCACTTGTCCTAAAAAATTATTATATCAGTTTACCGACGAAAATACTTTAAAAATTTCTGATATGTGCTGTATTAGATTAAAAGAAGAGCCTCTCATTAAATGGGCTAAAGATCATTATAAAAGTATCGCAATTATCGGAACGATGAGAGATGAGGGAGGAAGAAGAGGAAGATCCGGTTGTTTACAATTTCAAGGAAAGAAATTAAAACAATTTAAGCCTTTAAACCCTATTACAAAAGATTGGGAAAATTGGTTTATAGAAAAGTATCAAATAAAATTATGTGCTCTTTATTATTCACCATATAATCGTCTTAGAACGGGTTGCAAAGGATGTCCTTTTAGCCTTCATTTGCAAGAAGAGCTAGATATGCTTAGCAGATTTTTCCCTGAAGAGCGAAAACAGTGTGAGTTTATTTGGGGACCTGTATATAATGAATATAGAAAACTTAATTATAGATTAAAAAAGGAGGAAAATAAATGACCAACCAGAAGTTTAATGAAGAAGTGGAGGAGCAGCTAAATATTTGCAAAAATTATCTTTGCAAGAAAGGGGAAGAGTATAATCCAACAGAAGATCGTCTGGAGTTTTTTAAGCAGGCAGCCGGACTTATGAAGGTAACACCCGCTAAAGCTCTTGCGGGTTTTATGGCAAAACACACACTTAGCATTTATAATCTTATTGATGAAAATCGCAATGATTTAGCCTTATTTGAAGAAAAAATCACTGACCATATAAATTACTTACTTCTCTTGAAATGTCTCTTAAAAGACGAATCTGAAGCAAATGGGGGTACAAAATGAAAAACTACGAAAGTCAGTACATGAATAATTTAGTAAATATTCTTTACATGGGACAAGAGGAAAAAAATGAAAGAACAGGAATTGTTACCAGGAGACTTCCTTCTTCTCAAATTATTGTTGACCTTGAACAAGAGTTCCCAATTCTCTTATCTAAGAAAGTTTTCTGGAAAAGTGCAGCTGATGAGATCCTCTGGATAATGCAGAAGCAATCAAATAGAACATCTGAGCTTAAAAGCCATATTTGGGATAGTTGGACAGGTGAAGACGGAACTATTGGAAAGTCTTATGGCTATCAGATAGGCCAAAAAACTAAAGAATTTGATAATCAAGTACAGTATATTCTCGAAACACTCAAAAAAGATCCAAGCAATAGGCAGTGTGTGATCAATATGTGGAATGTTTCGGAGCTTCAGGACATGAATTTAGTTCCTTGTTGTTATTCATCAGTCTGGAATATTATCAATGGCCGTCTTAATTGTATGCTGGTTCAAAGATCTGCTGATTATCCGGTCGGAGTTCCATTTGATACTACTCAATATGCAATTCTTACTCACCTTTTCGCAAGACATCTGGGAGTAAAACCAGGACTTTTAACTCATGTAATGGCTGATAGCCATATATATCAAAATCAGATCGCTGGTGTATTATTGCAAATAAGCCAATATGATGAGATTAGACCGATTAGAAAACCCATTCCAAAGTTAGTATTTAAAGATGATGCACCCACAAACTTCTGGCAGATAACTCTTGATGATTTTAATATTATAGATTATGAGCCTATGCCAGCGATCAAATATGAGGTGGCAGTATGAACGGACAATTGGTAATGCTTTTTGGTATGAATAATAATTTTATTTGTTTAGCGGAGGAAGAAGATGAAGATAAAGATAATTAAATTTAATAACTATAAAGCTCCTGAGAGAGCACATTATAATGATTCGGGAGCTGATTGTTTTGCAGCAGAAAATATAATAATTCCTGCACACGGAGTTAAAAAAGTTCCAACAGGTGTTGGAGTAGAACTTCCTGACGGCTATGACATTTGTGTACATTGCAAATCAGGGCTATCTAGTAAAGGAATTTGGGCCGCAAATGCACCGGTAGATGCGGGCTATCGTGGAGAAATCCATGCCATATTATATAACACCACCGATCAAGATTATCAAATTACAGCAGGCGAGAAAATAGGTCAATTTGTTGTAAGGCCAGTTATATATGCTGAATTTGTGGAAAATCTGGGAAATGAAAGAGGATCAGGAGCTTTCGGTTCAACTGGAAAATAATTATACTTTTACCGCCTTGAAAAATAGGCGGTAATTTTTTTGACAAAAGCTATTTACAAAGTACCCCTATTGGTGTATTATAATATCAACAAGCAACAAATCAAATAAATTATGAGGTACTTATTATGGCACAGAAAATTCTTTATAAAACAGATAAAAACGGAACTAAATACTATCATAATACAGATCGTTGCCCGAGATGTGGCGGTACTGGAATTGTTGAAATATATAGACCCATTAATGGTGGTGATTGTTTTTCAGTGTTGGGGATCAGGAATAATTGAATATGACACAAAAGAATATACTCCTGAATATGAAGCTAAACTTGAAGCTCAGAGACAGAAAAGAGAAGCTAAGAGAATGGCAAAACTTCAAGCCGAGCTTCCTGCTAAGAAAGCGGCATGGCTTGAGAAAAACGGATTTAATTCTGAAGGTATTACTTATCTGTTTTTAGGAAATACATATGAGATTAAAGACCAGACCAAGGCACTCGGTGCAAAGTTCGATTATCTTCTTGGTTGGCATATAGATCATGAAATTGAAGGCTATCAGTTTATAACAGTTAATGCCAACGATATTACATCTGAAAGTATGCTCGATGGTTATACTTTTGAGCCTGAAAAAATCTGGAAACTTGATCTTAATTCTCTTAAGAAATCTGCATATAATGCACAGAACAATATAACTGCTTCTGAGTATATCGGAAATATTAAAGATAAGATCGAACTTGAAGTTATTTTTCAGTTCAGAGCTTCATGGGATAGCGATTTCGGAACAATGAATCTTTATAGTTTCACTGATCTTAATGGCAATATGATTGTTTGGAAAACTGGAAATTATATTGAGCTTGAAAATAATGACCACGTAACCATTAAAGGTACTATTAGAGATCATAGTGAATATAAAGGGGAAAAACAAACGATTCTTACAAGATGTAAAATAATCAAATGAATTAAATAATATAGCGGTATTAATTTTTAATGCCGCTATAAAACAATGAAAGTGAGGATAAGTAAATGACAAATGGAGAAAAGATGCAGGCAGTGTTCCCAGATATTAAAATGTGGGGAAAGTCAAAAGATACATTGGATTATTCTTTAGGAGGAATGATTCATAGAATTACAAAAAGTTGATGGAACGCAGAATATAAAAAGCCGAACTTATCGGAAATTTCAACGGGTTCAGTTGATTGTATATCAAGAGCAGATGTTAACCAAGTAATCGAAGATTATATGGATGAACAATACCATGTATTAAGCGATAGAACTAGAGAACGTGCCCATGGCGCAAAGATAGTCGGAGCACGAATCAATGAGTTATCCTCAGTAACACCACAAGAGCGCAAAGGGCATTGGATAAATCATAGAGAACATTGTGAGAAATTAGGGGTAATACCAAGTGGTTTAGGCAGTTATAAATGGTGTTCTAATTGTGATTATGGTATTGATGTTATTGAATTTCATAGGGAACATTACAATTTCTGCCCTAAATGTGGTAGCGATAATAGAGAGGTAGAAGAATGAGTGAATTTCCAACACAAAAACAAGAAGATTTTGCAAGAGCAATAGAAGATACTATAGGAGTGCCATTACCAACTATAAAGACTAAACAAGCATATTCAAAGTATATAAGTGAAAATATAAATGCTTATAAACGTGAAAGACAGAAATGGCAAGGTATAGATGATTATGATTGGGAAAATGAAACTCTAAATGGTTGAGAGGTAGAAGAATGACAAACGAGCAGAAAAAACAAATTCTACTTGACCTTATCAAAATCGAAGAAAATGGCGAAATCTTCAATTTCACAAGAGCAGAACGTAAAGGGTTTCAAATATGGGTTGAAGGATTGATTAACCAACAGGAATCTCTAGAGCAAGAGAATGTTCTTGGCAAGATAAGAGCCGAGATAGAAAACCATTGTGGCTTAGTAAAAGAGAATCATTGCAAATATTGTTCATATTGCAATAGCGTGATGGGAGTTAGGGAGATATTAGAGATTATTGATAAGTTAGAAAGTAAACCACAGGAAAGCGAGAATATATGACAAGAGAAGAACTAAAGGAACATTGTAAAAAACAAATTGAAAACTGTGAAATGTGGGCAAGGTGTAAAGGCGAAAAGCCCAGTGGCAAAGTCTATGAAGAACACAAGCTAATTTTAGAATTGCTAGAGCAAGAAACAGTATCAAGAGAGGTTTACGAACATGAATATTTTTTGCGTAAGGAGTTTGAATTAAAAATAGACAAACTGCAACGTCAGCTTGAAAAAATAAGAGCCGAGATAGACAAGGCAAGATTTGTAGATAAAGATACTAGGATTTGCAAAAATGCGCTTGCTAGTGGTTTGGAAGTAGCCATGCAGATTATTGACAAGTACAAGGCAAAAAGTGAGGAAACATGAAACGCTTAATACATAACCTAAGAATGAAGTTAGGATTATATGACCTGAGAAAAGAAGGTGCAAAATGGGTTGCTGAAAATATCGGAGAAGATTATGTTGAGGAATTTTTAGCAAAGTATGATGATATAAATAGAGGTATTCCTATTGGAGGGATGGCGGAAACTGTGGTTTTTCTGGATATGATAGAACGAATAAAAAGGGAAATATAGGGCTGAAAGTGAGGAATAAGACGAATTGAAGAAATGGGAAGAACGCTTGGAGAAAATGACTGACTATGATAAAGGATATTTAATAACAGGTATAGTAGATGGATGGATTAATCCAGACATAGATGATTGGCATATATATTGTAAGCTAAAAGGTATTGATGAACAACCAATATTAACATGGCTAAAGAAGATAGTAGGAGTATTTAGCAGAAAGTGAGGAATAGTATGTCAGATATAAAATTGATAATTAGTATACCCGAAGATGAATACAACATAATTAAAAAATCTAATGCACCTAAGACTTGGGCGGAACATTTAATCGCAAAAGGAACTCCACTCCCTAAAGGGTATGGAAGATTAGGGGATTTAGATGCTTTGAGAGAAGAACTATCATCTTGGGGAATGAATGATTATGACCCATCAGACTTTATAGATGCAATTGATGAAGCACCAACAATCATAGAAGCAGACGAGGAAAGCGAGGATAAAGAATGTTAACTCTATTTTTGGTGACACTATCAATTGTATATATTTTTACCGGCATAGGCAATGTATCAATTGACACTCAAGCTATTATAGTTACTATTTGCATTGTGAGTGATTTGAACTTACTGAGTGGAATATTGAGAAAGTGAGTAAATATGATACAGATAGATGATTTTGATTTACCGATTCAAGTAGCAGAAAAGATTATTGGCGGCACTAAAGATATGCCTGCAAGTATGTTGGAGAAATCGACATATAAAGCTTTTACAGGAAAAGACCTTGGAGAAACAGTAAGTAGAGATATGTTTGACTTAGAGGAAATTAAAGAGATAGCAGGTTATCTTATGGTTTACTATGAGGCACATAAAAACGGAGATTAAGGCAGAAAGTGAGGGGAAGGAATGAAGTTAGTAATTGATATTTGGGAAGATACATATAAAGCAACTTGTAGAGGTTCAATGTTGCCACCACATGTGGAAAATGTAGTTAATGCCATTAAAAACGGCATACTACTTTCAAAAGAGCATGGAAAAATAGTAGATATTGGCAAGATAGATAATGACAGAATTGAAAGGGATAATCCAGTTATTCAATTAACAGTAAATGGAGAATATATAGAAGCAGTTAGTTTAGATTATCTTAACAGCTTGCCAGCAATCATAGAAGCAGAAAGTAAGAGGGTAAATATGGCGGATAATATTTTTGAAAAAATGACAGCCGAAGAACGAGACCAACTATGGATGTATATGCTCTTCAATAAGGATAAAATTCTGGATAAAACAGAAGAATGGTCTAAAAAAGCGAAAGAAGCCGGTATGACTTTAACAGAATATCTCGAATCCATCAATCCGCTTGACACAAATAAAGAGGGACAACTGTCATGGTTAGGTAAAAACTGCAAAGATTGTGGAAATAAAAAGTGCAAAGAACTTGGAGAATTACCTAAAGGATATGATTGTGCATTGTGGCAACCAGAAAGTGAGAATAAATGAAAATCAAAAAGATTAAACAATTCTTATGCACTCATGATTATAAAGTATCAGGAAAAACTTATGGTCCAGCATGTTTGTTAAGAGTATATTATGAATGCACTAAATGCGGGAAGATAATATGCGAGAGGTATTAAAAAATGGAAATAATTAAATACAAGCGAAAGGAAGATAAAAATGAATAGATGTTCACGGATAAGATGCCCTTTTATGAATGTGAAAGAGTGTAACATTAATAATGAAAAATGTCCATATTTTACAAAGTCTACCGATTTTTTATGGTTAATGGTGTTCTTTGCTAACTTGTTTTCTGACATTGGAAATATAACACTGACTAAAAACGAAATGAATAATATAATCATGATGTTTAATAAGGAAGGTAAAGATGGAAATAAAAATTGCTGAGCCAATTCAAACTTTAGAGTACTTAAGAGATAGTGGTGTATTTCCTTTTAGTAGTAACAAAGAAGGAGTTCTTTACACAACAGAATCAATAGACGTTGCAATAACCACTATGAAGAAATATCAGAAAATAGAACAGATAGTACAATCTAAGACTACTAGAATGTCTTATGATATTGGATTTAGACAAATAAAAGAGGTGATAGAAGATGGGAAGATTGATTGATGCTGATGAAGTCGATGATGCAATCTATAAATGTTTTGAGGGTATACAATTCTATGATGGTACAGGTTATGATATTTACTCCGACTCAAAAGAGAGTATAGATAAAATTCCAACAGTAGAAGCAATCCCAAAAGACCAATATGAAACAAGATTAAAGGCTGATATAGTGGCTATGTTTAAAGAGCTACAGCTGGAGATTGAGGGAATGGATTCTAGGGAACACGAATGTCGTTTTGCTACTCAATGCTGTATTAACAGAGATGTTGCCGTAGAAATTATTCAGGAGAAAATCAATGCATTAGAGAAAAATAAAATATAGTATAAAAATTTTTAAGGATCTATTTAAAAAAGTAGATCCTAATTTTTTTCATAAAAACTACCACTTTTAGTGTACAAACTATAAAAACTGTGATAATATAATTATATCAACGAGCTACACTTTTGGAGGTATAAAATGAAAGAATTTTTCTTACATCAGATTGAAGAAGCTACTACACTTGATGAGCTTGACTATATCGTAGAAGAAGCAAGTGATCAGATTGAAAATAATGATGAATATACAGAAATTTATGAAGCAGCAATGAGCAAAGCTCAGATGTGGCAGGAGGTATAAGATTATGATGAACGGATCATATGTCAAAATGAATAAAGGTAAATTTACTCGTGTATTTTTCTTATTTATTGATGGAGATGCAATTGAATATACTAAGGACGGACCAAGGAAAGTCACTTGTCCTTTCACTACTCTATATAATTTATTAAAAATGAATGGATGGGAAGAGGTAAAGCAATGAAAATGTTCAGAGTTTATTTCAACGACGGTAACCAAAGACTTTTTGAAGCTGAAAATATTGCAATGGTAATCAATTTTGTGGTTTATGAATTAAATGAATCTGCTGAAGATATTTATAAAGTTGAGGAGATCTAATTATGGAAGATTATAACTGTTGCGGTAACTGCCGTCATTGTTTTAGAGAATATGGCCAATATAATTGTTATTATGAAGGTGATGGGGTTCCTGCTGATAATGAAGAGTGGGATATGCAAAAAGATGTTTGTGATAAATATGAAAGGGAGGATTATTGATTATGACAGATATGGAGAAGATTTTATGATTTTATACACTTTTTAGTGTACAAACCACTGATTCCGTGTTAATATAATGATGTAAACTAAATCAAACCACTACTTAGGAGGTAGTCATTATGAAATTCACAAAGCAACAGTATGAGCTTATTAACATCAATATCAAGTGGGCATTTATTTCTGCTCTTTTCGATGATCCATACGATGCAATCGATGCTTATGAAAATCCTGAATATACTGAAAGCAACGTGGTAGATTTCAGAGAAATGAAAAAGAGCTATGAAGAAACATATAATGAACATCTTATCATTGATAATAATTTTTCTATGACCTGGGGCACTCGTGCATATGGTCTTTATACAGATCTTAATGATTTTCTAAATTTATAATAAATAATAAGGAGGAAACATGATGAAAGTATTCGTTTACAGCAAGAAAACAAGCAAAAAGATTGCAGAAGTTAAGCATGTAGTAACAGTTCAGCCACCGACTGCTAGTAATAAGATCATTCTTATTACTGAGAGCGGTGAAATGTTTACATTTGACACAAAGGAAGTTAAAACCACTATCTATCAGAATTAAGGAGGCAAATATTATGAAGTGTTGCATTTGTGGTGAAAAATTTACAGGATGGGGTAATAACCCCTATCCTGTCGTAAAAACCGAGGGTGCAAGATGCTGTGATAAATGTAATGGTGAAAAAGTTATTCCTGCGAGAATTATGGCAATATATAAGAAGGAGAAATGATATGACAAAAAAAGATCTAATTAAATGGTTGCAGAGAAAAGAATCCAAGACGGTTGAAACTGCCTTGGACGTTAAAAATAAAAAGACAGATGAGATCAGAGAAGAATTCTATAAAGATTTAGGTGTAGATGGGTTTGTCGACAAGGTAACACTTATTTTTGAAAAGGCTTTTACCGAATATGAAAAGTTTTATGAAGAATTAGATAAAATAGAAGGATTAAGAGTTTCAAAATGGGGCTATAAACTCGGTTATCATGACATCCAAAGACTTGCTGATAAAAATGCGATTAAGCAATCTCTTATAGAAGCGATAAATTATATCAATCATCCTATTAACAAGCAAATAATGGGGGTGAATACTGAATACCAAAAAGTAAAAAATACTTATTATACTGTTATCGAAACAGTGAAAAATTTACCTACAGCTAAAGATGGTCTGGAGTATCTCAAGAAACTAGGCTTTGATCTTTCAGAAATCCAATCTGTTGAGCAGAAGAAACAACTTCCTGCTACCATTGCTATAAATGTTGATATAAAATATCTTTTATTAAATAAGAAAGAGGAGGACAAGTAAATGTATTCATCAAAAATATTATTGTTAATATTTATATTTTTAGCTGTATATTGGACTTTTGTAAATATCTTAAAGGCCATATATAAAGAATCTATACCGTGGGGAAATATTATTTTAATGGTAGTTGGTATAGTGGGAATAGTGGCTTATTTTATTTAATGGAGGACAAGCAAGTGTACATAATAGTTTTACCGGACGGATCTTATGCTCATGCATCAGGGCTTAAGAATAATATATTTAATGCATTCAGATTTAAGACATTAAAAGAAGCAAATAGTTTTGCTAGAAAAAAGTACATAGATTATATAATTAAGGAGATTTGACCATGGGATATGAAAACAGATTATATATAGTAAATAAAACTTCTATCCACGATGATAAAAATATGGTATTTGGAGAAATTATTGCAATGTTTAATTTATCTAAAGTAAATTCTGTTGCAAGTAGATTTCATCATTATCCTGACACAAATACTTATATTTATGCTGATGATGGAGATACAAGGATTTTAGAAGATGAGTATGGTGATAAATTAAGAGAAATACCTATCGATGATGCAATTAAAATTATTGAAGAAGCAGCTGAAGAAGACCATTGGAATTATAAAAGGTGGAACCCGGTACTTGGTCTTTTAAAAGGTTTTAATAAAAAGAATTGGCCAGATTTAGTTGTACTACATTATGGATATTAAGGATATTAAGGAGATTTAATGAATAAAGCGATCAAAATTTTAATGAAAAGGGATAAAATAAGTTACGATGAAGCACAAGATTTAGTAAAAATGTGCCAAACTGCATTGAAAAGCGGCGAAAAAGATGCAATTTCAGATTATTTAGGCCTCGATGATAGCTATAAAAAAGATATTATGAGATTATGATCTTTGGCCATTTTTTGCTTATTTTTTGCTTAAATTATATACCCTAAAAGTGCCTTTTAAGTGAGTTTTTTACTCCATTTTTATATACACTAAAAGTGCCTTTTAAATGAGTTTTTTGAGTGATTTGAAAAAGTCAAGATGAATTTTTCAGTCACTCAATTTTTTTGCGATTTTATTTTTTATGATTTTTTGATCAAAAAGTTAAAAGGCACTTTAGGTGTATATTATACTACTATTAGTGTATAGAGGGCTTTCAAATGCAGTGTGGGCCTGGCTTAGAAGTCAAGTCAAGATAAGTCAAGATAAGTCAAGACGGCTTTAGGGGTAGTTGAATTGCTGAGATGCTTGATTTTACTGGCTTTAAAGTACTTTCAAGTCAAGAAGTCAAGATAAATTATAATTTTTATGTATATTTAAAAAAATAAAATAATAAAAAATAATATTAATATTATATATAAATATAGGGATTTATCTTGACTTCTTGACTTTTGGTAAGTCGAAAAGCTTGCGGTTACTGGCTTAGGACCAAGTCAAGTTAGCTTTTTTGATCTTGACTTAACTTGACTTTTCTTGAATTTTGAGAGAGAGAAATGCAGTAGCCGCAAGGCTTTGAGCCAAGTCAACTTCACTTTTAGGGGTATAAATTATACTATTTTAGGGGTAATTAACGAATTTTAAATAAAAGGCATTTTAGGGGTATATAAAAATTTAGAGATAAAAAGCACTAATGGGGTGTACTGAAATTATGGTGTAAATTGCTCGATAAATATGGTAAAATTTAGACAAGAGCGAGGTACGAAAGATGGGAAAGAAAACTCGAAGGCCAGGTCCTTTGGATATAATACTAGATAAAGACAATATGCTCCGGATAGAAGGTTGGCTTCGTGATGGATTATCGATTACTCAGATATGCACTAATTTAGGTGTACATACTAAATATTGGTATAAAGCTATAGATGCTTCAGACGAATTTGCAAGAATTTCTACCCGGACTAAAGATGTAGTTGATCGTGAAGTTGAGAATGCACTTTATAAGAGAGCAATGGGATATGAATATGATGAGGTCACCGAAGAATATGAAGCCGGTTTTCTTACCAAAAAGAAAATAGTCCATAAATACCAGGCTCCTGATATTGCCGCCCAGATATTCTGGCTTAAGAATAAAAAGTCTTCAGACTGGAAAGACAAGAGAGAAGTTGACAATACTTTGGCTCTTAATAAATTGGATGAAGTGCTGGGACAGATTAAGGGGTGTGAATAAATGAACTATCATTGGGATATTACAGACAGATTAGGATTTACAATTGATTATTGTCCGGAAGAATTTATCGGAATAGATTTTAATGCAGGTTACAGTGGATTAACTGGCAATTTTCAAATTCATTTTCAACTGGGAGCATTGGCAATATGTTTGATATATTATTTAGACGAGGAATAATGCCAGGATAGCCCCCATTTGCTCATATTTGTCCCATTTAGGGCTTTTTATTTAATAAGTGATAAAATATATAGGCGAGGAATAAAAATGCCATTTAAAGTCTATAAACACACAAATAAGATAAATGGAAACATTTGATAGCTATTTAGATGCTGCTGCAAAATATAATTGCAGAGTCAACGGCATCGCAAAGTGCTGCAATGGATATTTGCACACTTATCTGGGAAGGAGGTGGTCTCATGCCCTTCAGTGAAAAACAACAAGAATTTTTCAATAATTGTTCCCATAGATGGAATTTTAAAGTAGGGGCTACTTAACTAGATCCGGCAAAACTTACGGCGATTATTTTTGGATCCCAAAAAGGATAAGAAACAGAGTAGACAAAGAAGGTCTTTCTGTAATTCTTGGAGTATCAAAAGGAACTATTGAAAGAAATATACTGGAGCCAATGAGAATTAAATGGGGTCCCGATCTAGTCGGCAGAATTTCATCAGACAATACTTGCTACCTGTTTGGTGAAAGAGTGCATTGTCTCGGAGCCGAAAAAGTCAGCCAGGTATCTAAACTGCGAGGAACTTCCATCAAATACTGTTATGGTGATGAGGTCGCAGAGTGGAATGAGGAAGTTTTTGAGCTTCTTAAATCCCGTCTTGACAAACCTTATAGCTGTTTTGACGGAGCTTTAAACCCAGAGGGACCGAATCACTGGCTTAAAAAATTCCTAGATAGTAATGCAGATATTTATCAGCAACATTATACGATCTTTGATAATCCGTTTTTGCCAGAAGAGTTTATTGAGCAGCTTTGTCATGAATATGAAGGCACAGTTTACTATAAAAGATATATAGAAGGTCTCTGGGCACTTGCTGAAGGACTTATTTATCCTATGTATGAAAACTGTTTTGGCAGACTAGAAGGAGCAAGCCCTCAGGAATATTGTCTTAGTATTGACTATGGAACTATGAATGCTTTTGCTGCTATTTTATGGGGAAAATATGGTACAATATGGTATGGGCTTAAAAATTATTATTACTCCGGCCGAGATCTGGGAGAACAAAAGACTGATGAAGAATATGCAGAAGATCTTGACCAATTTGTAGGAGATTTAATGGACTTAGAAACTATCATCGATCCTTCAGCCGCTTCTTTCATTACACTTCTTAGAAAACGAAAAGGAAAATACAGGGTTAAAAAAGCAAATAATGATGTGGCAGACGGAATAAGAGAAACAGCGGTTGCACTTAAATCCGGAAAGATCAAGATCCATCCTGATATGAAAGAATGGAGAAATGAGGCTGAAGGTTATGTGTGGGATCCTAAATCTGTTGAAGATAAACCATTAAAAGAGGGAGACCATTTGATGGATGCTACCCGGTATTTTGTAAAAACTAAAAGAATTGTGGCAAGTATTCTTGAATATAATTCAATATTTGGAGGTTAAAGATGCTAACATTTCAAGACTTTGAAGCAGCAACAAACAAAATTCAATTTATTAGCACAGCGATTACCGATCACCTGAATTCCGATGAATATAAGATTGCTAAATCAGCAGATGAGTATGATCACCAGAGAAATGAGCTGATCCTTAATTATGTGAGGCTTATTTTTACTATGACAGGACAGCCTGTTGAAGATTTTACCGCAAGCAATAACAAACTTACAAGCAACTTTTTTCATAGACTTAATACTCAGAGAAACACCTATCTGTTAGGAAACGGCATTTCATTTGCTAATCATAAAGAAGAGGTAAGAGATCCTAAAACAGGAGTTAAAAGTCTTATTGATACCACAAAGGAAAAACTCGGTGCTAAATTTGACACCGATCTTAAGAAAGCCGGATATAATGCCCTTATTCATGGTGTTACATTTGGATTTTGGAATTTAGACAGGCTTTATGTTTTTCCTCTCACTGAATTTGTACCTCTTTGGGATGAAGACGACGGATCACTCAGAGCCGGTATCAGATTTTGGAGGATAAATGATAATAAACCTATGATCGTCGTTCTTTACGAAGAAGATGGTTATACGAAATATAAATCCAAAGAAAAAGTAGGAATAGATCTTGAAGAGATTCAAGCCAAACGAGCTTATAAACTTAAAGTGAGAAGATCAGAAGCAGACGGTGAAGAAGTAGTGGGTGAAGAAAATTATAGTTCGCTTCCTATCATTCCTCTTTGGGGATCTAGTCTTAAACAGTCAACCCTTGTCGGAATGAAAGAAAAGATTGATTCATTTGACCTTATCAGATCAGGTTTTGCCAATGATTTAACAGATTGTGCTCAGATTTACTGGATTATTGAGAATGCAGGTGGTATGTCAGATGCAGAGCTTGCCAGATTTAGAGATCGTTTGAAAATCAATCATATTGCTACGGCTGACACCGAAAATTCTAAAGTTACTCCTTATACTCAGGATATTCCTTATTCAGCAAGAAAAGAATATCTTGATGAGATAAGATCCGGTCTTTATGAGGATTTTGGCGGTCTCGATGTTCATACCATTGCAGCCGGAGCAACAAACGATCATATTGATGCAGCTTATCAGCCGATGGATGAAGAAGCTGATGATTTTGAATACCAGGTGATTGAATTTGTTCAACAGATCTTAAATCTCATGGGAATTGAAGATACTCCACAATTTAAGAGAAATAGAATCAGTAACCAAAAAGAACAGACTGAAATGATTCTTTCAGCTGCGGACTATCTGGATGACGAAACAATTCTTAATAAACTTCCATTTATTTCTGTTGATGAGGTAGCAGAAATCATGCTCAGGCTTGAACAAGATTCTGAAGATCGATTCGAAGATAAAAATAACGGTAAAAGCAAAACTATTGAAAATGAAGATTTTCCCGAGGCAGACCCTGAAGAAAATTAAGGAGCAATAAATGGCTGATTATGGTGCAGTTTATACTGATAAAGAGATAGCAAAACTTGATAAACAGATCCAAAGTATCTACAAAGAAGCTGAAAAAGACATCAACAAAAAAATGAAAGATTTTACAGCTAAATCTAAAGTTAAAGAGCAAAAATATCAGCAAAAAGTTGCATCGGGTGAAATGACCCAGAAAGAATTTGACAGATGGAAAGCCGGCCAGGTTTTTCAAGGCAAGCAATGGCAAGCTAAGAAAGATGAGATTCTTGAAACGATCCATAACAGTAATGTTATCGCTACAAAAATGATCAATGGTGAGAGTATAAATGTATTTGCTACTAACGCAAATTATATGTCTTATGATCTTGAACATGGAGCCGGAGTAAATTTTGGTTTTAATCTTTATGATTCAAACACAGTGACCAATCTTATTAAAGATGATCCACAACTTTTACCGCAATGGAAAATCAATAAACCGAAAGATTATAAATGGTCGCAAAAAAAACTTAACAGAAGTATAACTCAAGGAATTATTCAAGGTGAAAGCCTTGATAAAATAGCAAATCGTCTTTCTGATAAATTAGCTTCTACTAATGCAAATAAAATGAAGACATTCGCCAGGACAGCAATGACAGGAGCTCAAAATTCAGGCCGTCAGATGCAACTTCAAAATGCCAAAAACCTTGGCATTGAATGTTTAAAAGAGTGGATGGCAACTCTTGATTCTCATACAAGAGATTCTCATAAGGATCTTGATGGCGAACAAGTGGAAATCGATAAACCATTTTCTAATAAACTTATGTACCCAGGTGATCCCAATGGAGCTCCTGCAGAACTATATAATTGCCGATGTACGATGGTCAGTGAAATTAAGAAATACCCTTCAAAATATGAGAGATATGACAATATCGCTGGAAAAAGAATCGATGATATGAGTTATGAGGATTGGGCAAAAGCTAAAGGTATGGAGAAGAAATCAAAATCTGCAGCAAGTAGGCCAGTTTCTACGGTTATTAACGGTAAAGATATTTCGCAAACATGGCAAAGAAGACCTGATAAGTTTGACTTTGAAATTGAAGATATTATAAATGCACAAGGTTTTGATGGATTACCAAAGGTAGTATCTGCAAGTGAATTTGACAAATACGTACAGGAAAGCAATTTCATAGCACAACGTACATATTCTGCTCCTGATGCAGAAACATTAAAGGCATACCAAGACCAACTTTATAATGGCAAATGGTATGTTGATTGTTCGACAGGTGGAGCTGCTTATGGACAAGGAATGTATTGCTGTTATGATTATGGAAAGGTGATATCTGAAACAACGAAAAATGAAATGATTAGATATGGAGCTAATCGTGAATTTGCTTATACAGAAACATTTACGCTGTCAAAAGATGCAAAAACAATAACAATAAGTGAGTTGAATAAAGTACAACAGGAATACTCAAAGAGTATAATGAATGGTCTTATGGAGCGTGGCGGATGGAGTAATGAAAATGCTATTGCATGGGCTGATGAAAGAAACCATCTTGTTAGTGATTCTGGCTTATTCGCGGCTTCTTTGGGTTATGACGCTGTAATCATAGATAATGGTTTAGATAATTATGCCATAATTCTAAACCGCACAAAAGTTATTTTTAAAGGAGAGTAAGCATGATTGAATTTCGCAGAAATAAGGAAACAGGCATACTTGAAGCCTGGAAAGACGGAAAACTTATTGGATCAATTATTACCATGGGAGACGAGGTAAAAAATAATGGCAGTACTCAAAAAAGTAGGTAATACTGGGAATATTGATGGTATTGAAATTACAGAAGATAATACTAAAGAGATTTTAGCAGGACTTGAAAAAGCAACTCAAATTGCTTTAACAATGATCGGCATGAAGGCTGAGAAATATGCAAAGGCCTTATGCCCAGTGGGAACACCTGAAAGCACAGGATGGACTGACAAAAATGGAAAAAGACATCCTAACAAAGGTTATAGAGGTGGAACTTTAAGAAACTCTATAACCTTTCAGGCAGAATCTACAGACAACGGTGGACTTGTTGCAATTGGATCTAATGTGGAATATGCTCCTTATGTAGAACTTGGAACAGGACCGCAATTTGAAGCTCCTCCTGAATGGGAACAGTTTGATGCTCCGAAAGGATCAGGTAAAGGAAAAGGAATGAGACCTAGGCATTTTCTAAGAGATGCAATAGTTGATCATAAAGATGAATATGCAAATATAATTAAAAAAGAGCTAGAAGGTTAATCCTAGCTCTTTATTTTTACATGCTTAGAAGGTCATATATTTCTTGAGTTTCATATCTGAAATCTCCACCGTCCCACATAGGACCTATGAAACCTTCATAATGTGGCCTGTTATCAAGTTCTTCGCGGTGAACACAATAACCTAGAGCTCGTATATTTGAAAGATCAGGCTCATGGTCTATAACCTTATAGGGCACTTCGTCAAAAGTCTTAAATATTTCTACTTTTCCTTTACTTACAAACTTTACCATTATTTAATCCTCCTTACCAAAACCTTGTTTTATTTGTCCACCCGTCTCTGATGATCTCAGATTTTACTTTACCGCCCCGGGTCCTCCAAACTCTTATACCGATCTGTAAAACAGGATATTCTTGGCCGACCTGCTCTATTGATTGATATTCTAGCATTACTATATTTTTACCATTAACAAATTCAGTATATGGGCCAAAAGAAAAATTAAATTTAATTCCTTCAATCATAAGATAATCAGGTCTGTTTTTCTCAGCCGCATCCCTTAAAAAATAAAGAGTGTCTATATATGTATTTTCTATATCACCTAAAAACATCTGAGGTGTATAATCTCTTGTAATCGCATCACATTGATCCCTGGAATATAACATTTATTTAGTCCTCCTTATTATCTTCATAGAAGTGAATCATAAAATGCTCAATTCCCTCTTCCATTGCTTCTTGATGAAGTCGCTCATCAATATCTGGAAACTCTCGAGCTACATCTTCCAATGCGGCCCAGATTTTTCTCTTAAAATCGTCTTTGATTTTTTCTTCAAATGTCATCATATTATTTATCCTCCATAAAAATAATTTCTATATTTTCTATTTCATCATCTTTATCATATCTCTGAAGAAGTTTGATAAATTTTGGATCGCTCTGATCATAACCTTTATTTTTATTATTCTTGATCAATATCTTACCATTTATCAAAGTTAAAACAATTTGATATTTTTTCATTTATTCTCCTTATTTTTAAGCTGCCCTATGATAATGATAAGGGCTTGCTTTGAAGTTCCATATAATTTTTTACGATCTGCTCCAAGACTTACCGCTAAATCTCTAAGCTGATTTGTATTCATCTTTGAAAGTTTCATTTTTATTACCTCCTAAATGGTAGTGCTTGTTTGTTGTTAATATTATAATACATCAAAAAGTGTAGTTTGTACACCAAAATATGCACTAAAAAGTGCACAAAATTCACGGTGTATTTTTGTTTACTTTTATTTATTATTACCGTATAATTTAAAATGGTAAGCGGAAGAAATCGCTTAATAAAACTCATTGGCGGAAGAAATCGCCCGAAGAAAAGGAGAAAAATATGGCATTAACAAGAGCAATGCTCAAAGGAATGGGACTGACCGAAGAACAGGTTAGTGCGATCATTGAAGAGCACACATCGGTTACTAATGGACTTAAAGACACTATCAAGGAATATAAAGGATATGAGGAAGATGCTAAAAAGCTTCCAGGTGTTCAGAAAGAACTTGATGATCTTAAGAAAACCATCGCAGATAATGACTGGGAAGGTAAGTATAATAAAGAACATGAAGCATTTGAAAATTATAAAACAGATATTGCTGGCAAAGAAAAGTCAGCAAAGATCAAAGATGCTTATAAGAAACTTCTTGCTGAGTGCAAAGTTGGAGATAAGCATGTAGATTCAATTCTTCGTGTTACTGATTTTAAGGACATGAAACTTGCAGACGATGGAACTCTTGAAAATGCAGATAAATTAAAGGAGAGCATTTCTGCTGAGTGGTCAGGTTTTATTTCAACTGAAGGAACCCAGGGAGCAGGAGTGGAAACTCCACCTGCTGGCGGAAATCCTGGCGGAGGAACACCGAGCAGAGCGGCTCAGCTTGCAGCTAAATATACAAGTAATTTATATGGTACACAATCTCAAAAGGAGGGATAAACCATGTCATTTAATCAGAATGATAAAACAAGTAAAATTTATGCGCCTGGTTATTTTCTTGCACATGAAGAGTGCGTAAGAGAAACAAGGCAATTCAATCAGAATTCTGCTCTTGTTAAGACTACTGAAGCAGGTGGAAAGTATGTTCCTATGGGAACGGCTTACCCTACAAATGATGGTAATGCAATCGGCATTACTTATGAAGATGTTGACGTAACGACTGGAAATATGTCGGGATCAGTTGTAACAAAGGGTGTTGTTATCGAGGATCGTCTTGCCATTACTGGCGAGAGTTATGATGCAGTTACTCCTGAGACAGGAGCAAACCCTAAGAAAGAGGGTTG